CGAAGGCCGCGGTGTGGGGGCCGAGCGCCTGCTCGAGCGTGAGCCCGGGCGCCACCGTCTCATCGAAGTCGACCTCGTCGCCTGGCGCAATCGGCCGGTGCACCTCTCGGGTGTGCACCGTCACGGTGTCCGTCAGCGTCGATCGCATACGTCGCATCAGTGACTCCTACGCGTTCGGCTGCCCGAGCGTCCGGCGGATGTCCTCCATTGACACGTCGATGACCGCCCAGACCTCAGAGCCGAACGACTGGTCCCCCGCGCAGCGCTGCACCAGGGTGGTAAAACCGATCGCATTTTGCGCGGACTCGATCGCTTGCTCGACGTCCGCGCAGCCGCGGAAGAACGCGTGCATCCACGCTTCATCGACCGAGGCGTCCTCGGCGCTGAGGCGGTAGACCCAATACACGGTGAACGTGCGATTGACCAATAGTTGCGACGCGGGCTCGTGCGTGCGTCGCTCGGGTTGCACCTCGAGGACGACGAACGGTCGCGGGCCGTCGGGCGGAATGAGCGACTCGACGTCGGTATTGGGGTCCATCTTCACGGCGCCGGCCTCGACCGTGTAGTGGTAGCCGCCAGCGACCGAAATCGAGAGCAGCGCCGTCTGGAGCGCCCGCACGGCGGTGTACTCGATGGGCTCAGGCATCGCCGCCGCTCTCCTCGACCGTCACACGGGCGCCGGCCAGGCGCCCGAGCTCGTGGGCGAACGTCTTGTCAAACGACGCCTGCGCCGCGGCCAGGCCCTCTTGCCGGTATCGCCTGACCACCCAGGCGATCGACGGGCCCGCCCGTTCCTTGATGGGCAGGTTCTTCGTCCAGCCGCGCGGCGACCGGCGCTCCGAGGGAAGCTCGCGCGTGAACACGCCCTCATGCCCGCTCTTCAGCTTGGCGATGAACGCGTGCTTGAAGACTTTGCGCTGCGAGCCGTAGCGGTAGGTGACGCCCTGGCGGGTCTGTCTCGCACGAAACCGGATGAGCGGCAGGCGCGTCCGGCTGGCGGCAATCGAACCCTCGACCTCATGCGTGCCCTTCGCCACGACGTCTGTCGCGATCGCCTCGCGCGCATCGCTGGCCCGAATGCCGAGATCCGAGGCGACGCGCCGGGCCACGAGCGACCGACCGCTGTTCACGGCGCGACGGAGCGACCGAATTAGGGCCTTCCCGATGTTCTCGGGATAGGCTTTCAGGTCGATCTCCAGGGCGTCGTCGCCGACGAGTTCGGTGTGCACAAATTTCCCTCTATCAGGACACCGGGACCAGCACGACGTATGTCCGCAAGGGATCCCCGGGTCGATCGAGGCCCTCGCAGCGAAACGTCCGGACCGCCGCGCCGTCCCGATCTATCCCCTCCACCGTCGATCCGCGTGGCACTAATGGGAGGGCGGCGTTGATCGGAATCTCCATCACGCGCCTCGGCTCGAGCCGCTGCCGGTCCTGCCCAGTCGGCATGGCCTCCTTGAGCGGCACATGCCAGATGCCTGTGGTCTCAACAGGAACGCCGCCGGGCGGATTCACCGACCCCGCCGGCGGCGTCACCGTAATCTCCACACCGCGCGCCGCCTGGTTCAGCCGCGCCATCAAGGCGAGCTGCGCGAGCGTCGGCATTCCTCAGTCGGTCCTTACGCCTGGAGGATGCCTGCCGCGATCAGCGCCGTCCGGATCTCGTTCACCTTCTGCGCGAGATCGCTGTCGTTCTGGTTCTGGACCGTCGTGTCGGTAACCAGCGTGTTGATCATCGTCGCGTTCTCACGGGCCGCCGCGCGCAGCGCGTCCACATCGGTGACGAGCGTGTTGATCATCACGGCGCACTCGCGGACGCCGTCGATGAGCGACGCGCCCGAGTCGCCGCTCGGATCGACGAGCGTCGTGATGTCGCCGTCCTGCGACCCACCGATCGCCCCGCTGTTCTCCGTCAGCGCGGCCGCCGTCGCCGCCAGGTCCGGTATGTCGCCGTCATTGGACCCGCCGATGGCCCCGCCGTCCTCGGTCAGGGCAGCCGCGGTGAGCCCGTCGGCGAGCGTGTCGTCGTGGCCGCCGCTGCCACCGGTGCTGTCCGTCAGCGCCACGATCGCGCCCTGGGCCCCTTCGGCCGTGGCCGGTGACACCCCGTTGAGCCGCACCTTGCCAGTCGAGGACGGGTTGTCCGCCACCTCGGTCGCGACGCCGATCAGCATGCCGAGCGTCGAGTCGCTGTCACAGCGCTTGTTGCTGTTGTCCCAGTAGATCTTCTGCCCCTGGGTCCAGGCTTGCGCAGACGTCTTGTCGAGATCCCAGACGCCGACGGTGCCAAACTCGCCCTCGACAGTGCTGAGCACTGTTTGCAGCGCCACGCCGAAGAGTGATCCGACCTGGGCCCCCTCGCCTGAGAGCCGATCGTACGGGGCCGCCAACGTGACCGTCTTGCCTGGCTGAATGTAATTCGTTGCCATGTGGCCTCAGTCCTTTCTGCGGCGTTAACGCCCGCCGTGGCGACCGCTCTTACTGGCCAGCATCCGTCAGGGCGCCGCGGAAATCGACGGCGTTGACGCCGACGTCGAGCCGGCCCTTCATTTCCACGCCATCCACGCGCCAGCCGTCCTGCGTCTCGAGCACGGGGGCTTCCTGCCCTTCGAGGAATGACACCACGAACACGGGCGCGACCGCTGGATCGGCGAACATGTACCGACGCGTGCCCGTCAGGCGCGTCGTGCCCACGATCGTCCGGAAGAACCCACGGGCGACATTCGGTTTCATCTGCGCCTTGTTCGACACAGTGTCCGGATCGAACTGGCTTTCGTTGATGACGTTCGCCTGCCCACGCAGTCCGCGTGGCACGAGCAGCACGTCCGGCTGGAGATTGAGGATCTCGTTCCCGCTGGGATCCGTCTGCGCCGCCATGACGGCGGCGTCCGCATCGAGCGCCGCCGCCGACAGCGCCGCACCAGCGCCCACGTTGTTCCGGTTCGAGTGGAACAGGGCTTCGCTGTCCGATTGCGTCGGGCCGAGTCCACTGTTCTGCGCCAGTAGCGCATAGGCCGCCGACTCGATCGTCAGCGCCGCCGATCGGCCGAGCGCCGCCGTCAACCGCGTGACGAATCCGAGATCGTCGTTGACGATCACCTGGCGCGTGATCGCGATGATGTTGCCTTTCGTCGACGCGGAGTGCGTGGCCTTCTCACCATCCGGAATCGCCTTGTTCTTGAACTCGCCCTGCTCGTTGAGATCCTCGAGCACCGACAGCGCCCCGGTCCGGTACCAGTTGTGCGTCCGGAAATCAGAGACGGTGGCCACGCCGCACCAGGATCGCCACGTATCCGGGGCCGTCGCGTAGGCCGCGCGCAGGATCTTGTGCATCGTGTTCTCGAGCAGCACGGCGAAGTCCGATTGCGTCTGGTAGTTCGCGCGGTAGGCCATCGCATGACCAGCGATCGTCATCCGGTCGAGCCCGCGGACCGTCTGCCCCGCCTGGACCAGCGCCTCACGAGCCAGATCGATCAGCGTCATGCCGCGGAACTCGCCGGGGTCCATCGTCCGCTCGTCCAGTTGTTCATGCTTCGCCACGATTTTGAGCATCCCGGACCGCTGCAGGAGCCAGTACATCTGCCCACGCAGCCGCTTGTCCCGGGCATCCTCGCCGAGTGTGATGTGCGTGGACGTTGGCGTCGCCTGCTGCTTCTCGACGAGCTTGTCGAGGATGGTGCTCCGTGCCGCCTCGAGCGCCACACCGCGCGTTACGAGATCGGCGCCCATGGCCTCATCCAACCCGGAGGCGCGCACCGCCTGTTGAATCCCCAGCACGCGGGCACGCTCGATCGCCGCCGGATCGGTCGGCGCCGGATCGTCGTCCGCGTCGTCAGGATCGGCCGGCGGCGCAGGCACCTCGAGCGCGCGGATCTTGACGTCGATGGCGTCCACCTCGGTCATCTTCGCGTCGAAGGCGCCACGGGCCTCGTCGTTGGCGAACTCGCCGGACGCGCCCTTCAGGGCTTCGGCCTCTCTGACCAGGAGTGCACGTTGCTTGAGCAGCTTCTTCTTGTTCATGACCAGTCCCTCAAACGGAACACTTCGCCAAACGCAGACGCCGATCCCGGTCCGCATCCGTGGAACGCGTGAGAATCACGCACGGATTCAAATCGAGACGATCGCCACGCACTTTCGCGCCAGCGTCGGCTGGCATGGCCACCAGCGACACCTCGAACGGCTCCCAGTCAATCGCCGTGCGGACTGGAATCGCGCTATCAGCTCCCGTGGCTTCTTCGAACTTGTACACGCGATAGCCCACTGAGACCGCGCGGATAATGCCGTCGCGCACGTCCTCCCAGATCGGCTCCACTGCGGCGCGCTTGGAAAAACGGACGGTCGCCATCGCTTGGCCCTTGTCGATGCGGGCCGTCTTCGGCTCGACCGTGCCAATCACGTCACCGACCGAGTACGCGGAGTGGGCATCCAGGAGGGGGGCCGAGGCGTTCAGCCGATCGAGCCGGACGTGACCTGGCTTGAGCGAGAGCACTTCGCGATAGCGCTTGCCCGTCCAGAAGTCCATGCGGTCGACCGACGCCCCGGTCGAAAACACCAAATCAACCGTGCGTGCCTCAGTATTCACACTCCCGACGACAGCTCGCGCCGCCAGTGGTGGACACTCAATCGTCTGAACCTGCACGCCACGAATCTAGCGCAGGGAAGGACGGACGGTATTTTTTAGCGCCGAAATTCAGTCGTCCAGGTGGGCCATCAGCACTTGACGAATCACGTCTGGTACTGACGTCTCCGTGCGGCGAGCCCGCTGATCGAGGGCGTCGTAGAGGTGTTCGGGCACCCGGACGCAGATCCGCTCCGTTGGCCCCACGCAGAGCCGCGGGCGACCCCGTGGACGCAGCCAGCCGGCCGCGCGATTCGTCAAGTCGCGCGCGTCGATCATTCGCTGGCCCCCACCGACACGGCCGGAGCACTACTCGATTGCGCCTGCCCCGCTTGGGTCATCTGGCGCGGATCGGAATCGAGCACGAGGCCGAGCGCGTCCAACTTGGCATTGTCGGACGCCATCTCCATGAAGAACTCATCCGGGTCGTGGCCGCGCTCGCGAATCGCCTCCGAGAGCGTCTGGATACCCGTACGGACGTTCCGCTGGATCGCCAGCCCCTCCTTGTCGGGCTCGATCATCGGCATCGGCGGCGGCGACCAGCGCACCTCTGGCGCGGTGGGTAGACTGGCGAACTCGGCCGCCTCCATCGCCCACTGCCACACCGGATCGCAGAACTGCGGAATGAGCAGCCGCCAGCGCCAATCGTCGACGCGCGCCCAATGGCGAATCCGAGACATCCGCGCGGCAGAAAACGAGAGCGTCGCGTAATCCCCCGTGAGATCCTCGTAGGCGATCCCGAGCCCGGTGGCAATCGCGCGCAGGGTGACCCCACAGTACGAGGCGTGGTCTGTCACGGCCGGCGGTTGCACGACGTCAATATCCCGCCCCGGCGGGATCTGCACGATCGCGCCTGGGCCAAGCGCATCGAGACCTGGCGTCACCGTGTCGTCCGCGGTGCCCAGCGCTGGGCCTGTCCCGTCAGGGTCCGACGTGATGATCGACAGGCACGCCGCGATTTTTTGTTTCATCAGGGTCGCGTCTTCGTACTCGTCGAAATCTTTCAGCCGCAGAACCACCGGCGCGAACCACGATGCGCCACGGACCTGGCCAGGCCGGCGACGCCGAAACACATGCAGGACATCGCGCGCGTCCACGCGACGCGATCCCGAGGTGAGCGTGGAGAGGATCGCGCTGCCAGGGTGCGAGGGGAAGAGCCAGTACGCGACGCGCGCCCCGAGCGCGTCGAACTCGACGCCCTGCACGATCCGGCCCCCGTTGAGCAGCGGCCGTGTTTGCGAGGCGTCCAGTAGATCGGGCTCAAGGATTTGGAGCTGCAGCGGCAACGCATAGCCGTCGGCGAGCCGACGCCAACGCCGGCGGATCAGGACTTCGCCCGATTCGACGACCGCGTGCATGACGAGCTTCTGTAGCCCATAGAAATCGTCGCGCCCGTCAGCATCGCATTCGGTACTCTCCGCCCAGGCTTTCCACGCCGCCGCGACACGGGCGCGGGCGGGCTGCGGCTTCGCGACGATGCCCCAGCCCACAGTGTGATCACCGATCGTCGAGACGGCAGCTTCCGCATGTGCGTTGTTCCGCACGAGGTCCCGCGCAACGTCACGCAGCCGCGCGAGCGTTTGCCCGCTCTGCGCGGCGTTGGCGTCCGTGCTCTTGATGTTCCAGCCCTGCGTCCGACGCCCGAACGCCGCGCCCTCGTAATGGCGCAGAAGATAGTCGGCTGCCACACGGGCGCGCGTCCGGTGGAGATGCCAGCGCGGCGCCCAGGTGCTCAGCGTGCGATCGATCCAGGTTTGCGATAGGGCCGCCACTTTAGACGCCCTTGCTCGTCACGGCGAATCGCATGCGCGTCGTCCCATTAATCGCCGCGAGTTGTGCGACGAGCGCCGCGCGTTCGGCGCGGAGTTCGCTGAGTTTTTGGAAGGTGGTCGATTGATCGCCGCTCGTGGTCGCTTGCGCGACCCCGATCGCCGCGCGATCGGTGTCGAGTTGATCAATCCTGGCTTGAATCTCGGCAGCGGTGGCCATCAACCCCGCTCTATTGTGGGCCAGTAGGATCTGGGAGCCCTATCTGTCCTTGCGTGTGTTTGCTTTGCTGGCTTCGCTGGCTAGTGTGTCACGTGGAACATCGCGCCAACGCGCTCGGACTCCAGATCCGACAATACGCGCGAAAGTCCTCCAACCCAATCCTGTAGTAGGTGCGCCCGCTCGGTCGCAGAATGCGGACCTCCGCCAGCAGGCGACCATCTTTGATTTCATCGCGGATGAACTGCGATGTGACGCCCAGGATAGCAGCGCACTGCCCAGTCGTGAGTAGATCCCGATCCCGTAGCGTCATCGGCGCCTGCCTGTCAGCCAGCCCTGCCGCTGAGGGATCCATCGCGCTGGCGTCGGCGGTGACGGAGGTGTCGACGTCTGCGGCGCCGTGAGTTTCGCCGCCACAGCGTCGAGGTCGGGCCGGAGCCACCGGAGCGCCGCGAGCGCGTAGACCGTGCAGTCGAGCGTCTCGTTCTGCGCGCGAATCTGCTTGTACACCTCTCGCGGGATGCCCTTGACAAACACCCTCACGCGCCGCTCACTGGTCAACTGCGCCACGAACTCATCGTCGATCCAGTCGGCCTGCGGGAAGTGGACGACGCCGCGGGTGGATTCCCCCGGCTCAGGCACGACCGCGAGCCGGGCGAAGACGAGCGCCTTCGCGGCATCGGTCCCGACCGTGTAGAGCGGAACCTGCCGCTGCCCGCGTCCCCACCGACGGGGTGACGGTGACGACACAATCGGCCGCTGCCCGTCCCGCCCGATGCAGGCACAGACCCGGCGCGCCGCGTGCCGGGCCGCGTAGTCATAGACCGTCGTGGTCCGGTGGCCGCCAGAGTCGATGAATGTCGCCTCGATGCCGATCAGCAACCCGCTCGTGTGCGTGTACCGTCGCTCGAGCTGCGCGTCGAGGGCGGCCCACGGCTCCGGTTGTGACGTGTCACCTGGCAGCGTGCGGCGATCGACGTACCAGCACTCTTCGCCCGGCCCCCAGCCCACGACCACGAGCTCGAGCCGATCGTCCTGCACGTCGACGCCCATGGTCAGACAGCAGGCCCCGGCCGGCACGGCGGAGGCGTAGGGTTCGCGGCGCGCGAGCAGCCCGGTCGGCTCCACGCCATGCCCCTCGTCGGGCTCACGCGGCTCGCCGAGCGTGGTGTTTTCCCAGGCGTACATCTCACTCGGATCGCCCGACTTCTGCGCACTACGCGCCCGCAGAAACGCCGCCACGATGTCCGGGAGCGCCGAGAACGGGCTCATCGCTTCCCAGAGGTGGAAGGACACCACGCCAGCATCGGCGTCCGGATGCGTCGGCACCCAGGTCCCCGCCGCCAAACTCGCCACACGCTCGGCGTCGTCCAGGCCGTGGTCGCACGCGGGGCAATGCAACCGAGCCGTGCGCGGCTGCTGCTCCTTCCAGCGCACCTGACGCCACGCGAAGGCGAACGGCTCCGCACAGGCCGGGCACGGGACGCGGTACTCGCGCTGGTCGCCGCGGCGATACCAAGCGTCGATCGGCGCGCCGACGAGCGTCGGCGTCGAGAACAATCCGATCCGACGGCGCCCACGAAACGCCGCCGTGCGCTTCATGGCCACTTGGAGTGTCGCGCCTTCGCCAGGCAGCTCGAGCGGATAGCGATCAACTTCGTCCAGGATCAAGAGGCGCACCGACCGCGCGGCGAGCGACGCAGCCGAGTTCGCCCCGGCGATCGCGAGCGCCCCCCCACGGAAGGTCTTGAGCAGCATCGTGTTCGAGCTATCTTTCTTCCGCTTCGCCGCGAACAGGTGTCGAAGAATCGGACTCGCGCTGATGAGCGGGTCAAGCCGGTTGCGCGAGAAGTCTTCCGCCATCGGCGTCACCGTCGGCTCGACGACAAGAATCGGACACGGGTCATGCGCCACGTGGTAGGCGACGAGCGCCAGCGCCAGGCTCGTCTTGCCGACCTGGGCGCTCGACCGGACGACGACGTACTCCACACCTGGCTCGTGAAACGCGTCCATGATCCCGCGCTGGTACGGCGCGTAGTCCGTCCGCCAGCGCGTCCCAGCCAGTGGGCCGGACGTCACGATCAGTTCGCGGTCGGCGAACTGGCTCACCGTGAGCCGCGGCGGCGCCGCCCAGCGCGCCCCCACGCGGCGCCACGTCTCGACCACCGCCGGCGAGTACTCCACGACACCATTCATGCCGCCGAGGCCGCCTTCCGCTTCGCCTTCGCCGGTCGAGCCAGAGCCGCCAGTTCATTGAGTGCCTCATCGACCATCGCGCGAATGACCGCTTCGGCCCCGGCGAGCCCGTGCTTCGTCACGGCGCGCGCCACACGATCCGCGTAGGCTTGCGGCAAGGCAAGCAGCTTCGCCCGGACCGCCGCCTGCTCCGCAGACCACGCCAGCTCGACCTCCTCGACGGGCAGCAGCGTTCGCGCGCGGATCGCGTACATCTGCTCGACCAGCAGCGCCTGCGCATGCTCCTTTCGGGCCCGCTCCCTGGCGACGTCGACCGGAGCGTCCGTCTCAGGCTGCCGCGCCTCCAGCCACGCGCGACAGGCCGCCTCGTCGTACTGCGACGGCCGACCGCCACGCCCGACCGCCGCGACCGGCATCCCGTCGTCCTGCCACTTTGAGAGCGTGCGAGGGTTGCAGTTGAGCGCCGCCGCTAACTGCTTCCTCGTGAGGAGGTTGCGTCTCATTGCCCCTTAATGTCTGTCACAAAACTAGCTGAATCCTGCGCCCCCGTTCGCCCGTAGGCGGCAAGGCCTCGAGAGAACCTAACCGCCCCCCGCCCCCTGCCCCTACGAGAACAGCTCCGCGCTGGCCCGCACGAGGCCGCGGCCGGCGAACTCCACCAGGCCGCGCGCTTTCAGGCGCACGAGATACGCATCACGACTGCTGCGCTTGTAGCCGGTGGCGTGGTCGACCTGTTCACGGTCGATGTCGCCGCCTCTGGCCCCCAGGAGGACTTCCAGCGTTCTGCGTTCGCCTTCCGGCAAGCGGGCGCGCCAATAGTCCACCAGGTCGCGGCCCGTCGGGAACGGTTCGAACGATCCATTCAGCGCGGCACGTCCGGCATCGGTCGGAAAGAGTAAGGCGCCCTGGACCTCGACGAGGCCCTTCTGGCTGAGCCGGGCGATGTACGCATCCCGTGATGACCGCTTGTAGCCCGTCAGGATGCCGAGACGCTTCCGGTCGAGGCCATCCGGATACTGCAGCGCCGCGGTCAGCGTCGCGTGTTCGCCCGGCGGCAGCGCACCCCGAGCTGGCGCAGTTTCGCCCGACCCGGCCGCAGGCGATGCGCTGGCCCGGGCACGCGAATCCACACTCGTCCGTGACCCCCGCAAAACCCCAATGTTTTCTCTGGACTCGATGAAATCCGGCCGGTTTCTTGATAATTCTGACTTCGGCGCCTGGACGCGCTCGAGCTTCTCGAGGATGCGCTGCAAGCCCTTTGATTCGAGCACACCTGCGACACCGTCGCGCTCGACAGCGATCGCGTCGGCCATAGAGCGCGCCACCGAGCGGAGACGCGCTTCGACCTGGTCGAGGAGCGACGCGACACGTGCGGCCTGGTCGGCCTGACACCGATCGGCGGTCTCTTGGAGACGCTTGACCACGCGCTCGAGCAGCTCGCGGTCGGCGTCCGTCAGGACCTCTTGGGATGCCTGCGGGCTCGAGTGCGTAACCTGTTGAGCCTTCGCGAGTTCCTGGCGCACACGAGCCAGTTCCCTCCGCAGTTCCTTCGGGTCGTCCGCCTTCGCCCGCTGGACGGTCGCCGTCATCTCGGCCTTGAGCTGGTCGGCGTCGATCGGCGTCAGCGGCCGCTGCTTGGCGCCCTTCCCTACCTCCGGCGTGCTCGAGACGTCGGCTGTCTGCTTCTGGGCGATCGCCACGGTTTTAGACACGCCGAGGAACACCGGGCTCCAGACGTGCGGCCGGCCGGGCTTCAAGGTCGGCAGGATCTCGGCGATGTCCTCGTCGACGCCCTGCGCGCTCACCCACTGCTCGATGGCCTTGCGCTCCTGAGGGCCGGTCATCCCGAAGACCACGAGCGTGCCGGTTTGATTCAGCGCCTTTTTATTGATCTCCTGGGGACGCTGCGAGATGAGACTGCCACCGATGCCGAAGTTGCGGCCGAGTTTCCAGAGGCGCTCGAAGGCCGCAAGCATCGCCTGCTCGCCCGGCATGGCGTTCTGGGGGACGAACTCCTGACACTCCTCGAGGAACACGTGCACGGCCGACGGCGCGGCCTTCTTCCGCTGGTAGAAGTGCGTGGCGAAGTCCAGCGCGAACCGCGTCTGCTCCGCGTGCGTGAACTGGCTCACGTCCAGCACAGCCGAGATGCCACGGTCGACCAGGACATCCGCGATGAGCCGGCCGCCGGTGGACTCGAGCGGGAAATCGCCGTGCAGCCCACCGAAGACCGGGATCTCGAACCCGGGCCCGGCGCCGGCGACCCGCAGCCCGTACCACTTCCCCACGGCGTCGAGGGCGACGACCTGGGCGCCGGCGCGGAGCATCTCCTCGGCCAGCTTCATCGCCGCGTACGTCTTACCCGAGCCGGTCCGCCCGAGGAAGGCGAGCTTCTCGGTGACCGCGGCGAGCGGCAGCGCCAGGTCGTCAGCGAGATACAGAGGCTTGGCCATCAGTGGGCTTTGCCGGCGCGCTTGCCCTTCACGACACGCGGCCGGTTCTGGAACTTCGACGACGGCCGCCGGGCCGTGCGCGCGGTTGTCTTCGGCTCCGCCGCCGGCGGCGTCGTCTCGTCGAGCACGTCGCCGGCCGCGGTCAGTTCCGCGGGATTGAGCAGGTACGAAGGCACCGCCGGCAGGTCGTCCGCCGTGAGCGCCTCGCCCTTGTCGGCCTTGATGCGGGCGGTCTCGCCGAGCCAGGCCTGGACCTCGGCCCACTGCGCCGGCGACAGGCGGCGGATCACGTCGGCGCCCAGCGCCAGACCATCGGCCAACAGGCTCTCGATGAGCGCGTCGACTTCCTCGTCCGTGCGCTCGTGGCTCTGCTCGGCCAGGAAGGCCGGGGGCACCGGTGGCTCGAGCAGTTCGCCCTGCCCGTCCGCCTCGGCCGCTTTCCGCGCGTCGAGCGCATCGAGGTACGCCGCCAGCTCAGCCCAGAGCGGCAGCTTTGAGATGCCGTTGACCTCGTCCAGCATGTCCGACACGGCCACCGACAAGTTGCTCTGCGCTGTCTCGTGGGCGCTCTTGGCTTCCTTGTGCTCACGGCTGGCGCGATCGAGTGCGATGGTCGTTTCCGCCACGCGCGTCCGCAGGCCTTCGATCCGCTCGAAGGTCTTGCGGTGGATGTGGACCTGCGGATCAGGCGCGGCGGTCTGGTCGGTCGTGGCAGCGGCGGCGTCATGCATGGGCGGACTCCTGGTCGGAAAAGGTGAAATGGGCGATCTGGATGCGGATTCCGACGGCCGTCTCTGGGCCGTGGAACTTCTG